CATTATCTTGAATATGAAATGCAATATCCTGATCAAGAAAATGCATTTGATGATGATTCTGACCCATACGAAACAGGCTTCAATGAAGTGCATAGTCTTGATGATATTTTACCTGCTATCAAAAGAAGTATAAAAGAAAACACATCTTTCAAATTTAGAACAAGAGATGACTACGAGGTTATTGTGAACCCAAGAATTTCAAAAAATATTTACGAAACATATTTGAAATTGAATGATTACAATAAAGAAAAATTTGCAAATAATCTCGTAGAAAGTAAAACCAGTTTTTGGAAAGTCGCATCATTTGCAACAAAGTAAGGATAAAACATGAGTACCGCATTTAGACCTGTAAGTTATACTGCATTAGCAAACGTAGCATCTGTTTCTACGGGTTCAGCATCTACAGGAGCATTTGCACCAAAGAGTCATGCAAGCGTATTAAGGGTTGCAACTACTGTTGATGCATATGTTAATATTGTAAGTCAAGCCGCCGATGTTGTGGCTGATGTAAATAATGTATTAGTTCTCAGCGGAGATCCTGCATACATTAAAGTAGATACAATCAGAGGTGAGATATCGAGCATCACAGATCCTGGTTCAGGTTCAACAACGGTTGTATTAAATCAACCAGATAATGGAACTGCACATGCGTTTGTTGTTGGAGATCTTGTTATTTTTGAAAATACAACAAATTACAATTCTTATACAGTTTCAGGTGGAACGTTACCTGTTGTTACTGCCGTTACAAATTCTAGTGCATTCACAGTGGCATCTTCTGGTAGTTCAATAGCAAACGAAACTTCTGGTACAGTGAGAAAAGCATATAAGATGGGTATCAAAGCCACCACGGGTACAGGTAAAGCATCAGTACACGAAGTAACTTTACAAGGTTAATATGTTAAAATTTACAGATTTTTTCGATGGAAAAATAGAAGAACCAGTAGAAGTAGATCCTCATTCGGGCGATCCTCTTGATGAAAGAGTTCTTGGCGTCCAAGATCGAATGAAACTTTCTCGTAGAATGAAACGTTTTCAACATAGAATACAGAGAAAACGGAAAATCCAAATGAGAAGAAAAGCAGATTCAGGTAGACTACAAAAAAGAGCAAGAAAAGGTGCCAGAAATGATATGAAAAAGAGAGTTTCTGGAGGTAAATCTTATAGAAAAATGAGTTTTGGTATGAAAAAAATGATAGATCAAAAGTTAGAAAATAAAGCAAAACAAAGTGCTATCAAAAGATTTACAAAAAGAAAAGTAAAGGATAAACGTAAACTAGACATTGCGAGAAGAAAATGAAATTAATTACAGAAATTAATGAGGATCTTGAATACGTTATTGAAGGTACAGGAAATAATAAAAGTATGTACATCAATGGTGTATTCATGATGAGTGAGACAAAAAATCGCAATGGAAGAATTTATGGTAAAGATATTTTATTCAATGAAGTAAATAGATATCGTAAAGAATATGTAGATAAAAATAGAGCATTTGGCGAACTCGGACATCCAGAAGGACCTACAATAAACCTTGAGCGAGTTTCGCATATGATTAGAGAACTAAAAGAAGACGGAAATAATATTGTAGGTAAAGCGAAAATTATGGACACACCTTATGGTAACATTGTCAAAAATTTGATTAATGAAGGTGCCAAGTTAGGTGTATCTTCAAGAGGTATGGGTTCTCTTGAAGAAAAAGGTGGTGCTAACTATGTCAAAGATGATTTTTATTTGGCGACCGCCGCAGACATTGTAGCAGACCCTTCTGCTCCCGATGCGTTTGTTGATGGTATTATGGAAGGTAAAGAGTGGATTTGGGATAATGGTGTGGTTAAAGAGGCCACTATCGCAAAGATTAAAGAAAGTATTAAGAGAAGTCCTGCTTCTAATCTTGATAATAACAAGTTGAAAGCATTTAATTCTTTTCTTTCTAAACTTTAGGTATTATAAATATAAACAGAGATTTTCTCAAAATATTAGGAGTTTCTATGTCAAAGAAAGAAATTCTGGAGCAGGAGCAAGAAGTGCAAGAAGAAACTGAAGTTCAGGTTTCAGAAAATAGTCAGGTAGAAGAAGATTTATCGGCGCCTGGCCAGAGCAAATCAACTACAGATAAAACAAATACACAAGCCACAGGTGTAAGGGCGGCTAAAAGATCGTTAGATAAGAAAAGCCCTCAAGATGCTCAGCCTAGTCTATCGGCAGATCAGAGTTCCGACGATGTTGGTGCTGATCCTACGAAGAGTGGTGCTGAAGATGGTGGCCAGTCAACATCAAAACCAAACTACACTCAAAGTGTAGGTAAAGCAAAGTCAGGAAAAATGTCAGAATCAGCAACTAGAATGGGCATGATTAAAGATATCTATGACCTATTACAAGAGATGGATAAAGATTCGATTGAAGAAGTACGTAAGGCACTTTCTGAAGAAGAATCAGGTGAAGAAACAGAAGAGGCTGAAAATACTCAGGTTCTTTCTGAGGACGAACTTGAAGAATTGAAGAAAGAGTATCAAATCGATATTAAATCTGATGTTGAGGCTTTGATTCAAGGTGAAGAGTTGTCCGAAGAATTCAAGGAAAAAGCGGCAACAATTTTTGAGGCCGCAGTATTTGCAAAGGTAAACGAAGAGGTTAACCAAAGAGTAGAAACTCTTGAAGAGCAATACAAAACTCAGTTAGAAGAAACCATTCTTGAGACAAGAGAAGAAATGGTCAAGAAAGTCGATGACTACTTGAACTATGTTGTTAAAGAGTGGATGCAAGAGAATGAATTGGCAATTGAAAAAGGAATTAGATCCGAGATTGTTGAAGATTTCATGGTTGGTCTTAAAAATCTTTTTGTCGAACATTATATCGACATTCCAGAAGAAAAGGTTGATCTTGTTGACGATCTTTTTGCTAAGGTTGAAGACCTTGAAGAATCCTTGAACAAAGAGATGGAAAAGAATGTAGATATGCAAAGCGAACTTAAAGAATATAAGAAGTTTGAGGCTATCGCAAACATTTCTGAAGATCTTACAGATGTTCAAGTAGAAAAAATGCAAAAACTCGCTGACAGTGTAGACTATGATTCTGAAGAAGAGTATGCAGAAAAATTGCAGGTAATTAAAGAAAATTATTTTCCTGCTAAAGGTTCAGTTGCTACAGAAGAAGCATCTACAAATGATGATTCACAACCTGAAGTATTAACTGAAGAGGAAGCCAAAGAAGTTGAAGAAACGGCAGAAATGTCTGACACTATGAAATGGTATAGTTCGGCTATCTCACGAACAATTAAAAAATAATCCTAACGCACCCTATAGGAGAAAGTAAATATGTATTTGTCTGAACAACTACAAAAAAAATGGGGTCCAATTCTTGAGCATCCAGATCTTGGAAATATCAAGGACCCTTATAAGAGAGCAGTAACAACTCTCTTGTTAGAAAACCAAGAAAAAGCACAGAGTATGGACAATGAAGTCCTCTCTTCACAAAACTTCTTGACAGAAGCAGGTTTTGGTGCTGGTACAATGCCAGATACACCTGCCGCTCACACGGCAGCCGGTGGTGGTCACGTTGCAAAATTTGACCCAATTCTCATTTCTCTCGTAAGAAGAGCAATGCCTAACTTGATTGCATATGACATTTGTGGTGTGCAACCAATGACAGGTCCTACTGGTCTTATTTTCGCAATGAGATCTAAGAAAGGTTCTGGTTCAGGTAGTGAAACATTCTACGATGAAGTAACACCAGCATATTCAGGTAATACCAATACAACTGATACAACTTCATTGAACCCAGGTCTTATGATTGTTGCTAATGCTTCTGCTACAGGTGGTGGTGCTGGTAACACATCTTATCTTGACACTGGTGGTCCTATGGAAACCGCTAGAGCAGAACATTTGACACCTGCTAATATGTCTTTCAGTATCGAGAAGTTGAGTGTAACTGCTAGATCAAGAGCATTGAAAGCAGATTACACAATGGAAGTCGCCCAGGATCTTAAAGCCGTTCACGGTCTTGATGCTGAAACAGAACTTTCCAACATTCTCTCAGCAGAAATTCTTGCTGAAATTAACAGAGAAGTTGTACGTAAGATTTACGGTGAAGCAAAAATTGGCGCACAACATAACACAACCGCCGCTGGTATTTTCGATCTTGACACCGACTCTAATGGTCGTTGGTCTGTTGAAAAATTCAAGGGTCTCATGTTCCAGATTGAGCGTGAAGCAAACGCTATCGCAAAAGACACACGTAGAGGTAAAGGTAATATCATCATTACTTCTTCTGATGTTGCTTCTGCATTGCAAATGGCTGGTGTTCTTGATTATACACCTGCTCTTGATAGCAATAACATTAGCCCAGATGACACAGGCAATACTTTTGTTGGTGTTCTTAATGGTCGCTACAGAGTGTATATCGATCCATATGCAGTAGCCAGTTCCACAAACTGGTTCGTAGTAGGTTATAAAGGTTCTTCAGCATATGATGCTGGTATCTTCTACTGCCCATATGTCCCATTGCAAATGGTACGTGCGGTTGATACTAATACATTTCAACCAAAAATTGGATTTAAGACTCGCTATGGCATGGTCAGAAATCCATTTGCCCAAGGTTCAACAGCCAGAAGTTCAGTTGCCGGTTTTGATATCGGTGGTGATGATACTACATCTGTACAAAGCAACGTCTACTACAGACTTGTTCGTGTAAATAACTTGATGTAATTTTTCTTGTACATTAAGTTATAGTTAAAAGGGGGATCCATCTCACGAGGGTCCCCTTTTTTTGTATGAAAAACTTGGTGATCCCAAACAAAAATACCCCCTCCAAAATCCGGATGGAAAAATCACCCAAAAAGTCGGCTTAAAAATGATATTTGTAATTGGTAATGGTGCCTCACGAAAAAATGTAAATCTAAACATTTTAAAACAACATGGTAAAGTTATTGGATGCAATGCTCTTTACAGAGATTTTGCTCCTGATCATTTGTTCGCAAACGACTCAATCATATTACATGAAATTTTATCGAGTGATTATCCCAAACATCATGAAGTTTTTTTACTAAAAGGAGAAATACAATTTTTATCAGAAGATTTATATTTCAATATTAAAATGGGTCTCTCTAATATTACAGAGAATGAAAAAAATAATTCGACAGAATTTATTGTTCACGGAATGAATGATAGTGAACCATATCTTACATGGCTACCTCGTGGTCATAAACTAAAAGAAACGTCTTGGGTAGAAACTGATGATATTCTAATATACAATACAGGATTTAACGCATGTAGATTAGCATGTGAGTTATATCCTGATGAAGATATTTACATGATAGGTTTTGATATCTTTGGTAAGAGGAACAATTTGTATGATGGTACATACGGATATCACGATCCAGAAAGAGAACATTATGAAGAGCAGGGATGGGTAGTTATTTTTAATCAATTACCATCAATATATCCGAATATAAATATAAGAAGAGTTATAGATTATGGACCAGAACTTGAAAACATACAAAGTATTACTTACGAAGAATTATGTCAACATTCTCAAATCAACCTGACAACTTTAATTACTTCAACCCAGTAGGGTTCAAATTTGAAGTAGATAAACTTCCAAATGTTAATTTTTTCTGTCAATCTGCTACACTACCTGGACTCACACTAGGAGAAGCAACTCTACCAAACCCATTTAGAGATATACCAACACCAGGTGATAAAATATTATTTGAGGAATTAACAATTAGATTTATTGTTGATGAAGAACTACAAAATTGGCTTGAAATGAAAGAGTGGATATTTGGATTAGGATATCCAAACCGTCAAGAAGAATATGTTAAATTAGCAAAAGAAAATTCAGGTATAAAACCAAAAGGAAACAAATACTCAGAAGGTGTTCTTATGATTTTGACCAGTCATAAAAATGCACAAATCAAAGTTACTTTTCAAGATCTATGGCCAGTGACTTTATCTGGTATACAAATGGATTCTTCTGTAACTGAAGTAGATTATATTACCGCAGATGCCACATTTGCGTACACAATATATAATGTAGAACGATTAATTGGAGAACATTAATTATGAGGTTTGATGAAATTAGAAGAAATACAAGAATCATGGTCCAGTGACAGTCAAATTGATGATACAGAATTAGATAATGAATCTCTCAAAATTCCTGAATTACATCACAAATATTTTAGAATATTTTCAGATGAAAAACTCAAACTTGTGCGAATGTATTCAAAGCAAAAAGAGTTACGCAGACTAAAATGGTTGTATTACACAGGAAAACTTGATCAAGAAACACTAGAAAATTTAGAATGGCATGTGTTTGAACTTGACATAAAAAAGAACCGAAGTGATTTAGAAATGTTTATAGAATCCGACAAAGATATTCTAGAATTAGTAGAAAAAATATCATATCAAAAAGAAAAAATAGATTATTTAGAATCAATTATTAAAACATTAAATACACGAGGGTTTCAAATTAAGAACGCAATTGATTGGAAACGCTTTACTATGGGGACTTGAATGTATGATATATTGATAATGACAGGATCATCATTAGATCCTGCTGATGGTGGTACAATGGGTGGTACTGAAAGACAAATTCTTTCCGTTGCCGAATCATTGGCACACGAAGGTTTAGATGTTGCAATAGTACATTCTATTACAGATGGTACTGATAAAGTTATTAATGGAGTAAAACATTTGAATACCTATAGACATTATTATGATTATTCTAAAGTAAGATTGATGGCAAATCATTTTGGATATTCTGGTAATTTTCACAGAAACTATACTATGAGTAATGTTCATGTACCTCCAATGTCACCTATTGAAATGAATTGTGCAGAAAAAACATATTGTTGGTTTCACAACTGGTTTCATCTTTCTAATAATGATTATCCTAGAATTTTTAATTCTAAAGCGGTAGCAAAATATGTTTATGAACAAAATCCTTTTAGTCACATGGTAAAAAAATTACCTGATGATAAAGTAATTTACTATATGATTCCTAAAGGACTAGTCGTACAGCCACAAGAAAAAAGACAGGATTATTTGTTCTGGATGAGTGCTTTCGGTAAAGGCATGAAAGAAGCAATTTTAATGTATATTTCTTTGTTTGAGAGAGGCTTGACTAAAAGACCTTTCCACATTGCAATACCACCGCAAAGAGACAGAAAAGATGTAGAAGTAGTAGAAAAAATGTTAATAGATGTGAATAAGAATGGATATCCTATAAGATTTTTTGGTGAGATGAAGTATGCTGATGCATTGACTAAATTAAGTAAAGCCGCCTGTCTTTTTCGACCTGGATTACCTCAAGAGACATTTGGACTTGTTTACTTAGAAGCAAATCAATTAGGTGTTCCTGTTCTCACATATAAGGGTGATGCAGGAGAAGAAATTTTACAAGATAAACACAATATGTTAATAGATAAACATCACAAACTACAAGACATATCGAACTGGTTAATAGATATAGACGAGCAAAAAACAACAGTAGACATGAGCAAATTTGATCCAGATAGAATAAAGAAACAGTGGATTAAATTGATAGAAAATGCATAATGCTATACGAACATGATACACTGCTCATAGACAAAAAGAATGAAGTGTTCATGACGGTGCAAGCCGAACCTGGACTCGCAAGAGAATTGAGTGATTTTTTTACATTCTTTGTTCCAGGATATCGTTTCATGCCATCATATCGAAATAAGATATGGGATGGTAAGATACGACTTTATAATCTACAAAACAAGTATCTTTATAGTGGTCTCATAGACTATGTTGAGAAGTTTGCTTCAGAACGTGAATATAAGATAGACTACAAAACAAATCCAAAAAACGTAAATGGTTATAATGAGAATGACTATGAAAGACTTGTGCGTTCTCTCAATCTTGAAATAGAACCACGAGATTATCAGAGAGATGCATTTCTACATTCAATCAATAATGAACGTGCATTGCTACTCTCACCAACCGCATCTGGTAAATCTCTTATCATATATTTGTTGCTACGGCACTATCAAATGAGATTGACAAATTTTAAGGCAATTGTTATAGTACCTACTACATCTCTCGTGGCACAGATGAATTCTGATTTTGCAGACTATGCAAAGAAAGATCGTTGGAAAGTTGCAGAAAATACACACATGATTTATTCAGGTCATGATAAAGTATCTGACAAACCTATATTCATATCAACTTGGCAATCACTCTATAAAATGCCTCTCAGTTATTTTTCAGATTTTGACGTTATCATAGGTGACGAAGCACATCAGTTCAAGGCAAAATCTCTGACTGCAATTATGGAAAAGACAATCAATACTAGATATCGTTTTGGTACAACTGGGACGCTTGACGGCACACAAACACACCGCCTTGCACTGGAAGGATTATTTGGACCTGTTTATAAAGTCACGACAACAAAGAAACTGATTGACAACAAGACACTATCACAGTTTGAAATCAAAGCATTGGTCCTGCAGTATTCAGATGAGACATGTAAAGCACTTAAAGGTGCAAACTATCAAGAAGAAATAGATTTTCTTGTATCAAATGAGAAACGAAACAACTTTATACGCAATTTAGCACTCAGTCTAAATACTAATACATTGATATTATTTCAACTGGTTGAGAAACACGGTAGAATTCTATATAAGTTGATTAAGGATAAAACGAATGAACGACCAGTCTTTTTCGTCTATGGAGGAACCGACACAAACGACCGAGAGCAAATTAGAGGAATCGTTGAACGAGAGTCCAATGCCATTATTGTTGCGAGTTACGGCACTTTTTCTACTGGCATCAATATTACTAATCTTCATAATGTCATTTTTGCTTCCCCATCTAAATCTCGCATAAGAAATTTACAAAGTATAGGAAGAGGATTGAGAAAGAATGAACAAAAAAATATTGCGATATTATATGATGTTGCCGATGATCTATCTTATAAGTCTCATAAAAACTACACTCTTAACCATTTCATTGAACGTATCAAAATATATAATGAAGAACAATTTGAATACAAAATTCTTACAATACCAATCGGAGAATGATATGTCTACGTATAAATACATTCATCTTACAAACGGTGATCACATCTTTACAGAATTACATTTTCCGAAAGAAAAAACGGGGTTCTTTAAATTAAAACGCCCATTAAAATTAACAATGCAAGAAGATGAAAATCACGTACACTTTGGCTTTATGCCGTGGATACCATTCTCTGATGATGAAGAAGTGCCATTACAAGCGAAATCAGTAATTACAATGGCAAATCTAAATGATGAGTATAAAGAAATGTATATAAGAGGACTAGAACATCATACAAAAATGGAAGATGTAATAGATTTTGAAGACTCTGAAATACCTAATGTACTTTTAAATTAATCATATCAAACGGGACACACCTATAATAACACATTGTCAAGCATTTGTCAAGCCCTTGACTTTTTCATATAGTATGTTATACTGTACAATAATGAAAGGAGTTACTAATGGCTAAAACAAGACACTACGTAAACAATGCAGATTTTTTAGAAGCCCTTATTAAATATAAAGCGGACATTGAAATTGCAGAAAAAAATGAAGAAGAGAAGCCTCTACTACCTGATTATATTGGAGAGTGTTTTCTATTAATAGCACAACGATTATCTTACAGACCAAACTTCATCAACTATGTATTTAAGGATGATATGATATCCGATGGCATAGAAAATTGTTTACAGTATGTGCATAATTTTAATCCTGAAAAGTCACAAAATCCTTTTGCATATTTTACACAGATAATTTATTATGCCTTTATTCGTAGAATTCAAAAAGAGAAAAAACATTTGTATGTGAAGTATAAAGAGATGGAGCGAATGCACTATCTTGAAGATAATGTTGAACATGGACAATATGATACCTCAGGAGAACTCATGACAGAGGTTGCATCTAATGACATGAGAATAATGATAGGTGATTTTATTGCTGAATTTGAACAGAAAAAAGCGGCCAAAAGAAAACCTAGAAAAAATGTTGCAGAATATGCAGGAATATACTCTATATAGAACTTCTCTTGTGAGAGTATTAGGAGAAATGAAAATAGCACACATTTATATAGGTGAAGGTCTTCCTAAAAAAGAAGTTCAATCTGCTACTTTAACAACTACGGGTTTTGTTGGAGATAAGCAACGATGGAAAAGACATGGGCCTCCTTTGCGAGATATTGTAATATGGAGTTTAACTCGTATTGAAGAATTAATGAATGAGGGACATCCTATTTTTCCTGGCGCATGTGGGGAAAATTTAGTTATTGAAGGAAAGGAATATTTTAAATTGAAAAAGGATGATATTTTAACCATAGGAGATTCTATATTAAAACTAACTTTTCCTGCCGATCCTTGTAATCAAATTAAAGAATTTTTTACTTCTAATATGAATCTGGTGCATGATAAAATACCTAGATGGTGTTGTGATGTACTTTATGCAGATGAAAAAGAGATGTGTGTAAATGATCAAATAACACTACTTCATAAAAAATGAAAATAATATGAAAATAGCATTAATTACGGATACCCACTGGGGTGCTAGGAATGACAATAAAATATTTGCTGATTATTTTTCTAGATTTTATGACAATATATTTTTTCCTTATATCGATGACCATAATATTAAAACATGCATACATTTAGGTGATGTCGTTGATAGAAGAAAATACATTAACTTTAAGACCGCAAATGATTTGAGAGAAAATTTTGTAGAACGATTATGGGAGATGAATGTTGACACACATATGATTGTCGGCAATCATGATATCTACTACAAGAATACAAATCAGGTCAATTCTCTTCATGAACTTTTTAGCACCGCAGATCATATTCTTGAACCTTGGATCTATGCAAGCCCACGAGAATTTGATTTTGATGGTACTAAAATTCTCATGATGCCGTGGATTAATTCAGATAATTATACAGAATGCATGGAAGCAATCAATAATTCTTCTGCACAAATTATGATGGGACATCTTGAAATCAATGGTTTTGAGATGCATCAACATGGTCAAATATGTGATGCAGGTTTTAGTGCAGACATGTTTTCTAAATTTGATTTAGTTTACAGTGGGCATTTTCATCACAAATCTACACAAGGTGGTATCACATATCTTGGTAATCCTTATGAAATAACTTGGTCTGATTTTGGAGATGCAAGAGGTTTTCATGTGTTTGATACGAATACACGAGAACTGGAATTTATACAAAATCCGTATCACATGTTTTATAAGATTTATTACGATGATAACAAAGAAACATTTGAGACTATTAAAGAAAGAGATTACGGTATTTACACAGGAACAATTGTTAAGGTTATTGTTACTGAAAAGAACAATCCGTATTGGTTTGACACAATGCTTGATGAGTTATACAAAGCGGATGTCGCAGATGTTTCTGTGGTTGAGAATGTTGATCTTGAATTTGAAAATGATGAATCTGTAGTTGATGAAGCCGAAGATACTTTGACTATTTTGAGTAATTACATTGATGGTTTGAATATTCAAAAGAATAAAAAAGAACTTGACAATCTTATAAGAACACTTTACAATGAGGCATTGGACTATGAAATCACAGCCTGAAGAAGAAATGGAAACTATTACTTTGGATATATCCGATGATGTATTTATGAAACTCGCCATGCAAGCACATGAGAGAGATGTGACACTCAATACGCATATTATTGATGTGTTAAAAGATAAATTGAAAGATTTGGATTATCAATTTGAGAATGGAACAAAACCTCAACTCCTTACTGAAAAACAAACTTGATGAATTAGAGGTTCTTGAAAAAGAACTGCATGATTGCAAATCAGTAGTTAAAGGTAAAATGCATATGCGAGATATCGTAAGTGGATATGTATATTCTAAAAAATCAGAAATTATTGAGATATTGAAATCTAATTATGATAAACTTTAATAAGATATGATTTTATTTTCGCAGGTGAGATGGAAAAATCTGCTATCAACAGGTCAGGTTTTTACAGAGGTTGATCTAAAAAGAAATCCAACAACTCTGATTGTTGGTGAAAATGGTTCTGGAAAATCTACGATACTTGATGCACTCACATTCAGTCTGTTCGGTAAAGCATTTCGTAACATAAAAAAACCACAACTCATCAATTCAATTAATGAACAGAATTGTATTACTGAAGTAGAATTTTCTATAGGTAAAAAACATTTTCTTGTTCGTAGAGGTATCAGGCCAAATATTTTTGAGATTGAAGTTGATGGTGTCATGATAAATCAAGATTCTAAAGCCAGAGACTATCAAGAGCATCTTGAAAAAAATATTCTCAAACTCAATTACAAATCTTTTACACAAATCGTAATACTTGGTAGTTCATCTTTTGTTCCTTTTATGCAATTGAGGACAAATGACCGCCGAGTAATTATTGAAGACTTACTTGATATTGAGGTGTTTTCTACAATGAATTTACTTCTCAAAAATAGAGTATCAGAACTGAAGCAAGATATAAATCTCAATGAACTTGAAAGATCTAAAACTGAAAATGCGATAGAGTTACAAGAAGATTATATCTCAAAGATGAAGCAGAACAACATACAATTAATTTCTGCTAATCAAGAAAAAATAGATAAGTCAAATAAAGATATTGCAACATATAATTTACAGATTGCAGATATCGAAACACGGATAGAAGCATTGTATAAACTGGTCGAAGATTTCGACCAGCAACAAAATAAGCAGAGAACGTTAGAAAAATATGAAGATGATATAAACAAAAACCTCAAAAAGGTAGAAAAAGAAATAGAATTCTATCGTCAAAATACAGATTGTCCAGTATGTAAACAGACAATTGATGAGGATCATAGAGAATGTGAAATAAAAGAAAAGCGAAAAAAGAAAACAGAACTTGATGATGCGGTTACAAAAATTGATGAAGAATTACAATTATCAATTAAGTTAATTCAGGAGATGACCGAAACACAAAAATCGATTACAGATTTTCAGAGTGAGATTACAAAACATAATGCATCTATTTCCGCAATCAATCAGTACATACAAAAGGTCAATGAAGAGATACAGTCATTAAATGAGAAAGGTGCAGATGTCACAGATGCATCAAAGAAACTCAAAAAATTAAAGACTGATCAAAAAAATCTCTTGTCATTGAAAGAGCAATATAGTAATATGTCTTCAATATATGACGTTGCGAGTGTGCTTCTCAAAGACGGTGGCATCAAAACAACCATCATAAAAAAATACTTGCCGATTATGAATAAATTAATTAACAAGTATTTGGCATCTATGGATTTTTATGTATCGTTTAATCTCGATGAGAACTTTAACGAGACAATTAAATCTAGATTTCGTGATGAATTCACCTATGCATCATTTAGTGAAGGTGAAAAAATGAGAATCGACTTGGCCTTGCTTTTCACTTGGAGAGCAATTGCCAAGTTGAAAAATAGTATGAGTACGAATCTACTCGTTCTTGATGAAGTGTTTGATAGTTCATTGGATGAAGATGGTACAAGTGACTTTCTCAAAATACTTCATTCGCTTGGTAATGAATCGAATGTTTTTATAATTAGTCACAAGGGTGAAGTCTTGTACGACAAATTTAAAAGCATGATTAAATTTGAAAAACATAAAAACTTTAGCAGGATAGTATGACTGAAAATAAAGTAGAAGTTCATCCTCTTGTAACAGAAGATCACGAACTAATCACAACTAAACTTGATGAGTTTAATTTTGATAGAGATGATGCAGAAAAACTTGAAGACACATTAATCAACTGCATGGATTTTTATCGTGGTCTTGGACTGTCAGCAAATCAATTAGGAATAAATGCAAGAGTATTTGCTATGGTGCATGAAGAACAACCAATGGTGATGTTTAATCCAAAAGTTGTGTCGGCAACAGAAGAAAAATATCTCATGAAAGAAGGATGTCTCACATGGTTCGGTCTTTTTCCAAAAGTATTAAGACCTCAAGGAGTAACAATAAACTGGAAAGATAAAGAAGGTCAAGAATTTTCAGGTAGTTTCATTGATTTATCCGCTAGAATTATACTTCATGAATATGATCACCTAAATGGTTATACTTTCTTTGATAGAGCAAAACCAATGCACATGTCACAGGCCAAAAAACGAAGAAAAATATATATCAGAAAGGCTAAACGACAAGCGAAAGAAATAGTATAATTATAATTAAGGGAGTCAAAATGAAAAATAATAGACTTTGTTATGATATATCCGTGCAAGAATGTATTGAAAAATGTCCTCAAGAACTAGTCCATTGTAGTGTAAGATTATTACGTAAAACTGTAATAGGTATGGGTAATGAACCTTTAGCAGATTTAATTGAATGTGCTTTAGATGAACATTGGAGAGAAGCATTTCAGACAGGACTTGATTATAATTCCAAATCTTATGAGAACTTTTTAGATAAAAGGTTAGTATGAAACATAAAGAAGATTATGTTTCTTTTGGTCCTAATTATGTCACTAGTCAAGTACGGCACATGAAACAAAAGATGCTTAAAATTATGAATCGTGTTCTTGAATCACAAAGAAAATATCATGACAGTACAATTTGTAATAATTGTTTAAATCATATACGTTATGAATGTGAAAGGCTGAGTAATTCATAATGATGAATTGGACTAAGGTTCACCTAGAAACTATGAATGTTTTGCAATTGAAAGAATTGAAAAGATATGTTGATGAAATCCTTAAACGAAAAATTGAACAATCCAAACGGCTCCCAGATGAAGACTTGGCAGAAAGGCATAGACCTTGATACTCTTTTAGCACACACCAAAAGATTTGAGAACTACAATAAGTATAGTTGCTCACCTTTTTCAGAAATGAAAAAGAATGATATTGCCGAACATCTGAGCAATGGTACGGTAGTCAATCTTAAAGGTTCTACATTCACTATTCAGGAATGTAAAGTTCGTTCTCCTATTTACATGTATCAAAAAATACCGATAGGGTATCGTGAACCTGGTGACCTTAAAATTGACAGATTTGCTTTTACAGATTATTCACATGAAAGTCAGCAAGAGTTTTACGATTATATTATACGCAATCATAGAACTGATGTTTGGATATGTTCCTGGGCCGAAGATACTGCAACAAATGATATTTTTGATACGCAATTAGGTTTGCAGAAAGTTGGCACAAAGGTTACTACATTTGGTGAGTTAATTGTGTATTGGTTTTTACCATACTCAAAAGATATGTTTGGTGAAAGCAGAAAACATCCAAAAGTGCCTGACACAGAATACCATAATCTTGTAAAATTAAAATTGCCTACTGATATCTCACATCTTATATCTGCAATACAAGAGAAAATTTCTAAACTTCCTGTATTTACTAACCATTATTCAAACTATAATAAACGCAAATCTTGGTCAGCAGTATCTTTAAGAGGGCACAGTCCGAAACCAGAGTTTATTACAGACCCAGCAGAAATGAGTAAGAAATGGAAAGAGGAAAATAAAGATGTGTTATTTGAAATGCAAGATACATATCTATATGATGACTTTCCTGAAGTGAGAGAATTGGTGAAGATGCTCAAAGCAGAAGAGATACATCGTGTGCGATTTATGAAATTAAATGCTGGAGATGGTGAATTAGACCGACATACTGATTTGGTTGATCCGAAAGGTGGATTGGCAGATGGTAAGTTAATGCGAATACATTTTCCTATCATCACAAGTGACAAAGTTTTGTTTGAGTCCTGGGACTTGACGGGGCATATACACTGTGCTAATATGAGGGTTAATGAAGCATGGATGTTGGACACTAGAAAACCTCATCGTGCAGTAAATGAAGGAACAGAAGATAGAATACATTTAGTAATTGACATTGTTTCAAATGAACGATCTAGAACATTATTATGAACATATTTTTTCTTGACAAAGATCCTGTATTTGCGGCACGTTATCATTGTGATAAACATGTGCCCAAGATGATTGTTGAGTATGCTCAACTTATGAGTACCGCTCACCGATTAATTGATGGTGAACCATATGAAGCAAAAAACAAGCGAGGTCACAAACTGACTAGATGGAGATTATCAGATGACCGAGAACATAAATTATATTTTGCCTCCCATTTTAAGCATCCTTCTAATATTTGGGTTCGGTCTAGCACTCAACATTATGATTGGTTGTATGAGTTATTTAATGCTTTGTGTGCTGAATTCACGTTGCGATATGGAAAGTTTCATAAGACAGACCTTGACTTACGTGAATATATTAAAAGAAGACCTGACAATCTTCAAGACAATGGATGGTCAGATCCACCACTCGCAATGCCAGAACAGTACAAATTAAACAAAGCAATTCCTTCTTATCGTAATTTCTATGCTACTGAAAAACGTAGATTTGCGACATGGAAAACGGAAAAACCTCACTGGTATGATTGGTGGTGTATGATGAATGACACTTTTAATTCTAAATCAATAGAGGAACATGTACACGTTAAAGGTGAAGGATGGATTGATTAATGAAAAACCATTTTGTTATTGTCGCTGGCTATCTTGATACTGATGAAAAAACCAAGATGGCCGTTGACTTTATTGAGAAGTTACGAAAAGTAGAAAATATATCAATTTGTTATTCTACTCACCACTCCAATATTCCTCAAAAATTAATAGAACTTACAGATTTTATTGTTTACAATAAGTATAACCCAATTCTTAACTGGGACATATGTTCTGAATATACCGAGAGATTTGGTTGTTCAATACAAGAGCATCCTGCTCTTGACAAAGAAGATATATTTTTTCCTCAACCATATCATGGCTACGCACATTTAATTTCTCTATGTGACGCCGTAGCAATAGGAACAAATACAGGTTATAAAACTTTTTCTTTTATGAATTTTGATGTTGTAGATTATTGTATTGATCAATTACCACTGCATATTAAAGAGATAAAAAAGAATAAGGTTGATGCTATTTTTTATCCGTATCTAATACAAAATATTAAAGCAACTGTAGGTAGCACAGAATTTTTTACTTTTAGTCTAAAATTTGCTCAAGAAATTTATAAGTATAGAGATTTTAGGCATTATCAAACAATTCATGATCCAGTTCTAGAAAGATTTGTAAATCTTGTATGTAAATCAAAAGGATTAAAATGGATTCTTATTGAAAATAAATTCTCTGAAAATGGCACAATAGGAAAATTAAATTTTGGTAAAGGTGATATGTCAAAAGTTCCATTTTGGGTCCCATACGAAACTATTTGGGATGGTGATAAAAGATTTGAGATATGTATCATACCATTTAAGACAAAAAATAAATATCAACTTGTATTTGGTATAAATTCTATGTTTTCGGAATATGATGAAGACATAAAAGAGATTAGAATATTTGCAGATGATAAACAATTAAAAAATGATTGGGAATTACACACAATACAAAAACCTTGTAGATTAAAAATCTCTTATAAAAATAAAATTACAAGAGATTTTGTTCTCAATGACGAAAGACACTTTGGCAAAGTTAGAATGAAAGTGAGAAAACCATGACTACATTATGGAAAGAAACAGAAGAAGAATACCTTGAACTTGTAAAAGATTGGACAGACCCATATCCTACTCCACAACTTATTGAGTATGATGGCGTTCTTGTAGTAAGAGATGATTTGCTCAATGCAGGTTCAAAAGTTCGTTTCGTAGATTATCTTATTGGTTCAAATAAAAACGTAAATGAATGGGTATTTGGTTCATGTCCTGCTACAGGATATGCACAAATAAGTTTACCTATTGCATGTAAACGTCATAACAAAAAAGCAGTATTGTTTATGGCAAAACGTAATAAAAAAAATTTTACTGAGTATCAAAAACGTGGCATAGAATTAGGTGTTGATTATCATTGGGTAGAAAATGGTATGTTGACAGTCACACAAAAACGTGCAAAAGACTATGCCGCCAAATCATCTGATAGGATGGTTTTGCCTTTAGGACTTGAACATCCGACAGTTCTTGGGTCAATAATCAAAGTTGCTAGAAGCCTACCAGTTACACCAAATGAAGTATGGACTGTAGGTTCAAGCGGAACATTAAATAGAGGCTTGCAACTTGCTTGGCCTGATGCTACAATACATGTTGTAAGTGTGGGGCACACCATGAATAAACGAGAGATAGGTAGAGCAATTTATCATCGTAGTAAATACAGGTTTGATCAACCTGTAAAAGAGAATGAAATGCCACCTTTTCCTTCCGCTCCTACATATGATGCAAAAGCATGGAAGTTTATTCAAGAACTTTCAGATAAAAAAGGTACAACATTACTTTGGAATGTCGGAGCATAATGGCACACACAGAACAATTAGAATATGTAAAATCTTTAAAATTAGTATTTCCTCATTATTTCAGATATAGAAAAGTTTTAGAAGTTGGTAGTTTAGATATTAATGGTACCGTAAAAGTATTTTTTGATAATTGCGATTATACAGGTTTAGATCTAGGTGAAGGTAAAGGTGTCGATCTGATTGAAGAAGGTCAAAATTATGATGCACCAGATGAAACTTATGATACAGTTCTTTCCACTGAATGCTTTGAACATAATCCTTACTGGAAAGAAACCTTTTTGAATATGATCAGGTTATGTAAAAAGAATGGTCTCGTATTTTTCACCTGTGCAACCGATGGTAATCCTGAGCATGGTACAGTAAATAGACTTCCAGGTGATGCCCCATTAGTTATTGAAAAGGGCTGGAATTATTATAAAAATTTGAATAAACACGATTTCAATATTTTCCCATTAGATGATTTATTCTTGACTTTTAGTTTTTCTAATAATATAATAGCACATGATCTTTATTTCTTTGGTATAAAAAAATGAAACATTTTTATGAACGTAACGATTATGTTTTAAATCATGAAGTCAACAAAACATTTGAAGAAATTCTTTGGATGTCAGATGATGAATTTCGTCAATGGTTGACTGATATGAGAAAGACAATTGCATATGCTTGGGATGAACTTGGATTGCCACCAAGAGTTGGTTGGAATGAAAAAGATATCATAGACCAATTCAATAAGATGTCATCGTTTCCTGTTCATGAGATGGACAAAGGTGATAACATAGTTCGTAATACATCTGTCATCGGTAATGCTTGTAATCAGTTTTTTCCGACAATGATGAAGACTAGAATTAATTATTCTAAAAATGATGATGGTCTTTCAATTTACGACCATTTTGTAGATGATAAACTATCTGAAAAAGTTTACAAGTATTCACATCGTCACTTCAAGCGTGATAGTTTTTATGAATATTCACAAACTGTTCCGACAAATGCTGAGACTAAAGATTTTTTGATATCAGCAAAAACTGGTAAAGAATGGATTCAAAATTTTGAAAAAAGTTTTAGAAATAAAAAAGTAACAATAAGAAAAAAAGGTAAAGAGGGTGCAGAAAAAGGTGTTGTATTTCAAGAAGATGTTGAATATGATTATTGGATCGCACCTCATTCAGAAGATACAGAATATACTGGTCATAATAAAGATCTTGTAGGAGTAAAATGGTGTACACTTACAAAAAATGAAATTCACGAATTGAATATTCCTGAAAAATGTTTAGTCAATGCTAAACTTGATGAAAATGATTTATTTCGTATTCGTTTGTTCAAGTTTGGTCAGAGAATATTTCCTGTAGGTTTTAAGGCATTTCGTATTTCATGGTGTCAGTATGCAGTAAACTTTCCACCTCTTACCGCTAAATATTTGTATGAGAGATACACTGAACACATTAAAGAGCAGGATGTTATCAACATTTATGATCCTTCTAGCGGTTGGGGCGGTCGTATTCTTGGGGCTATGGCTGTCCGTGATGACCGTAATATCCACTATATTGGGACCGACCCAAACACGGATCATACGATTGAAGAACTGGGTATTACGAAGTATGAGTACCTTGCAAACTTTTTTAACGAAAATAAATATGGATCTCTTTTCCCGCACAACAATACCTATGAAATTTATCAACTCGGTTCGGAAGAAATCAGAAATAATAAGCAGTTTCAAACGTACAGAGGAAAACTTGATATCGTTTTCACAAGTCCTCCATATTTTGCAAAAGAAGCCTATTCAGAAGACGAAGAACAATCTTACAAAAAGTTCCCACAATACCAGTCTTGGGTAGACGGTTTTTTGAGACCAACTCTTGAAACATGTATTGAGTACCTAAGACCAAACAGATATTTGCTTTGGAATATTGCTGATGCAAAGTTTGGTCCTGACATGTTACCTCTTGAAGAAGACAGTAACAAGATATTGCGTGAGCATGGTATGGAGTTTGTTGAAGTTGTGAAGATGACATTGGCTTGGATGCCAGGCGGTAATCGTATTGGTGAGGATGGTAAGCCAAGTTACAAGAATGCAGTACAAGTTGAAGGTAAGTGGTTTAAATACGAACCGATATTTGTCTGGAAAAAACCAGCGTAACCCAAACAAAAATGACCCTCCGAGAATCCGGAGGGAAAAAATGCCGAAAAAGTTGGCTCAAAAATAAATAGAACAATGATTAAAAATCTTTATTCTGCAAAACATGATGATAAATGGATTAAAATTATTGATAATATTGACTTTGATGTAAAACAATATCAAAATTTTTATAATTATGTAGGTTATCAATTTTTACCAAAATTATACGACTATTCTATTATAGAGGGTAACAAAGCAAAATTTGTTATGGCTTATTTAGATGGAAAACAAGTAAGCATGAAAAATATTAGGGCATTATTTGATTTTGTGTGTCATACAATATTTCCTAGTTTCATGCAATGGACAATTTTAAATCGAAATCATATGATTCGTGATAAAAAGGAAAATTTTTTTTATTATCACAACGACCTCAAACCTGAAAATTTTTTAGTGATTAAAAATAAATTTATGTTAATAGATATTGATGCCATGTGTCTTACTAACATAAATGATAAAATATTTAAAATATATTAATTTTTTAAGCGAGTATAGTTCAGTTGGTAGAACGTTTGCTTGCCAAGCAAAAGGTCACGAGTTCGAATCTCGTTACTCGCTCCACAAAAAAACCCTTGACAATTGAGCCTAGTTTGCTATTATATAAATGTAGAGTGATAGAGAAACCTTAACCAAGATATCTTATGGATATTAGAGAATCAAAATCAATGTTGGCTAAACTGCTAGCCACAGAAAATATCAAAGTTGAACACGGTAATTATGAAACTGCCGCCTTTGATCCTAAAAAACGTGTGCTTTATCTTCCTATTTTCAAGTGGATGGACGGTGATGTCTATGACCTTCTTGTTCTTCATGAAGTGAGTCATGCACTTAATACCCCTGCTGATGGTTGGCATTCTTCTGCTAGTTCAAAAGGCAAAGGTTATAAGTCATTTCTTAATGTCACCGAAGATGCTCGTATTGAGAAGAAAATCAAGCGAAGGTATCCTGGTGCTTCCAAATCGATGGTATTTGGGTATCGTGAATTGATGAAAAATGATTTCTTTGGTATCAGTCATGTAAATGTTGATAAACTGCCTCTCATTGACCGCATCAATCTTCACACAAAAGGTGGTGCTTCAATGGGCATTTCTTTTACCGAAGATGAAATGAAATGGGTTGATGAACTGATGTCTCTTGAAACTTTTCCTGAGATTGTTGAGTTCACTGACCGACTTTATAATTATTGTGCAGAAAATGAAAGCATGACCGATGAACATGATTTCAACATGTTTTCAAGTGAAGGTTATGGTGAAGATGATGAAGAGTTTGAACCTGGTATGACTGGTGAGACACCATTTGAGTGGACTGAAGATTCTGATGAATCAATGTCTCAGTCAGGTATGCCTCAAAGTTCCGATGAAAATGAGGGTTCTGAAAGTGACAATTCTGATGGTCCTTCTGCTGAAACTGATGAATCATCAAAAGGTTCAGAAGAAACAAATTCTTCTTCTGGTAATTCACCTGCTGATAAATTTAAAGATGAATTTGAGAATGATGAGTCTGATGGTCAAGTCAATCCGTCAAACACTGTAGGTGCTGAAGGTGGTGTCAATACTGACATTAATCCGAATGCAGTTGCTGGTCCTCGTTCAATTACTGATGAATTTTTTCGCAGAAAAGAAACAGAATTGAATGACAGTATTGATAGTGACAAAAAATATATTTATGCTAATCTTCCAAAACCAGTTCTTGAAAATATTGTTATTGATTACAAAAAATTGGCTCAGTTACATGATAAGTATTATAATCAAGAACAACATTCAGGATATTGGGGCACAATGACACCATCAGAGTCATGGTCAACCGCTCCAAAACGATATAAGGAATTCCGTGAGCAAAATAAATCAATCGTTGATTATCTTGCCAAAGAGTTTGAGATGAAGAAACGTGCAGATGAGTACAAACGTACTGCATCGGCAAATACTGGTGTTCTTGAAACATCAAAACTGTATTCTTACAAGTATTCTGATAATCTTTTCAAGCGAGTGGCTACGGTTGCTAGTGGTAAAAATCATGGTCTTGTCATGTTTATTGACTGGTCTGGTTCAATGAGTGGAAACATGGCCGGTACAGTTGAACAAATGATGATACTTGTGATGTTCTGCAAGAAAGTAAATATTCCATTTGATGTTTATGCTTTTACTGATAGAATATGGCGCACAAATAATGAACTTAATTCCTTTGATTCTGCCGATGAAAAGCCCAAATGGGATTATCAACCTGGTGATTTTTGTGAGCAAGAACATTTCAATCTCATGCAGTTGTTTTCAAGTAATATGTCAAATATTGAATTCAACAAAGCATGTTGGAATGCTATTAACATTCGTGATTATTACAACGGTAAAGTCAATTGGCACTATAATGGTGGTAAGAGTCCTTCAATCCCTAGTCAATACTCTTTGGGTGGTACACCGTTGAATGCCGCCATTGTTGCAAGTCATGATCTGGTTCGCAAATTTAAGCGTGACCATAATGTTCAGATTGTCAATACTGTATTTCTTACAGATGGTGATTCAAATCAAGCAGGTTGTTATCTTGATTCAGAAGGCAAAGAACAACATATTGGTCGTAATGATCATTTAACAATCCGTGATACACTATCAAAATCAGAGATTGTACGATCCCAAACAATGGGTTGGTCTGCTTCTCACCGAGCAACTACTGAATTGTTATTCAATTCTTTGCGTAAAGCAACTGGCGCAAATATCATCGGTTTCTTTCTTGTCAATCGTCTTGATCGTCACAGAGCAGGTTATTACTCTACTGATAACAAATCATTTGAGAACATGATGGATTCATGGCGTAAAGAAAAATGCATTGTTGCTGAAATTGACGGTTACGATAATCTCTATATAATTAAAGATGGTTCAGATTTGCAGATTGAAGAAAAATCAGAACTTGATAAGGTTGATGCTGGTTCTAAAAAATCTGCAATTCGTACCGCTTTCAAAAAAATGAACCGTAAAAAACTACGCAACCGTGTAGTTCTTAATAAATTCATTGAACAAGTAGCATAGAGGTGTCAAAATGTCAGAAGAAAAAGATGAAAAGGAAAAAGATGAACAGTATTATTCAGAAGAAGAATGGGGCGATATTCTTTTTGCAAAAGAAATGGCAATTAGAGATATTGCAGAAAAAACTCTTGACAAACCTGAATAATTTGCTATTATATAAATGTAAGTGAGATTTTTAATTCTTTCGTAATGAGGTAATATGATATTGACTAGTAAACAACAAAAGTTTCTTGACCTTTTAAAATCTGAAGGTTTTGAAGATTCCTTGACAATGAGTGATATTAAGGAATTGAGAAAAAAACATGGAACTATAACTTGCCAATGGCTGATGAAAGACCCCGTTTTTCGTATGTCTCGTGGTGTTTATCGCATTCCTAAAATTGCCGCTAATGGTGCAGTAGTTATGGGTGAAAGCACTACTGCTCCTTTAACCGCAGAACCTGCTATGATCGCAACAAAGGTTGATGAGAAGGTCACACGTATTGAACCTTCACTTCCTACATCTATCACTAATACTGAAGATGTCAGTTTTGTACCTGAGATTGACCGGACATTTATTCCGTTTGGTCAGTTCAAAGATATTCATAACATCATCAAATCAAATCTGTTTTATACAGGTTTCATTACTGGTCTGTCTGGTAATGGAAAAACTTTTCTTGTTGAGCAGGCTTGTGCTAAAGCCAAACGTGAATTGTTTCGTGTCAATATCACCGTTGAGACTGATGAAGATGATCTTCTTGGTCACTACGTATTGATTGACGGCCAAACTGTATGGCAAGATGGTCCTGTCATTCAAGCCATGGATCGTGGTGCGGTCCTGCTTCTTGATGAAGTTGATCTTGCTTCTAACAAGATCATGTGTTTGCAACCAGTTCTTGAAGGTAAAGGTGTTTATGTCAAAAAAATTAATCGTTTTGTCAAACCCAAGACTGGTTTCAATGTGATTGCTACTGCAAACACTAAAGGTAAAGGTTCTGATGATGGTCGTTTCATTGGCACTAACATCCTCAATGAGGCTTTCCTTGAGCGTTTTGCAATTACTATTGAGCAAGAGTATCCTACTCCTGCTACCGAGAAGAAAATCCTCGTTGGTATTATGCAATCACTTGGGTGTTTTGATGAAGAGTTTGCACAGAAACTTGTAGATTGGGCAGACATTATCCGCAAGACATTCTATGATGGTGGTATTGATGAAATCATATCCACCAGGCGACTTGTTCACATCGTAAATGCATTCAAGATTTTCGGTGACCGAATGAAGTCAATCCAACTTTGTGTCAATCGTTTTGATGATGAAACAAAACAGGCATTTCTTGACCTGTACACCAAAGTTGATGGTGAAGTTAATAAACCTTCAGAAGAAACTTCAGAAGGAGGTGAATCCCAAGTTGATTCTGATGACAGAACACCTTTTTGATTGACATATATATAATAGGTGAGTTCAGCAGGGCTCACCTATTTTTTTATTTACTCGTGAGAAAATCATGGAAATTAATATTAATGGAAACGTGATTGTGAGACACCAATCAGTTCCCGAATGTCAATGGTGTGATAAAGCAAAAGAATTGTTTGAGGAAAATCAAGAAAAATATACAGTTATATATTCGGATAAACGATTTTTTGGAGATTTGATGAAAATCACCAAATCTACTATGGTTCCTCAAATTTTCATCAAAGGAGAGTTTGTAGGTGACTATAATGGTATGGTAGAACATTTAGAAAAGGAGAATAATGAAAGTACCTAATACTAATTGGAAGATTAGAAGTAGAAAAAATGTGGATTGAAGAAGGTAAAAATCAAATTGGTACTGATTCAGACCCATATGAAATTACTAAACCAGAAAATATTTTAAATAACTTATGATTAGGAGATTATGCATTTAGAAGTGAAAGCAAGTGAATTGCAAAAAATTAAATTATTTGTAGCAACACCTATGTATGGTGGACAATGTGCTGGTATGTATTCCAAAGCCGCCATTGACCTTGCTACAATGTGTGCTAACTATGGAGTTGAATGTAGATTTTTCTTTATATTCAATGAATCACTCATTACAAGAGCAAGAAATTATCTTGTAGATGAGTTTTTGAGGGCCGAAGAATTTACGCATTTAATGTTTATAGATGCTGATATTAATTTTAATCCCAAAGATGTGTTGTCTCTCGCAGTGCTTTCACAACAAGAAGATAAACCTATCATTGGTGGTCCGTATGGTAAAAAATGTATTGCGTGGGAACGTATTCGTACCGCAGTTGACGTAGGCATTGCCGATGAAGATCCTAATGAACTATCAAAGTTTACAGGTGATTTTGTATTTAACCCTGTTCAAGGAACGAAAGAACTTCAAATTCATGAACCAGTAGAAGTATTAGAAATTGGTACAGGTTTTATGATGTGTAGACGAGAAGTATTTTCGCAATGGAAAGAGGCTTATCCTCAATTTGAGTACAAACCTGATCATAATCGTTCCGAACATTTCAAGGGTGATCGATACATTCATGCATATTTTGATACTGTTATCGATAATGAAAAATATATGCCTATGGGATCATCTAATAATTCAGATCGATATTTATCAGAAGATTATTCTTTTTGTCAATTGGCAAGACATATTGGTATTAAGATTTGGTTATGTCCATGGATGAAACTCGGACATATCGGTACATATGTTTTTGATGGTACTATGGCAGATCTTGGCAGAGTTGATACATCTAATGCTTGGGCTCATAAAAATATGCAACAAGCACAACAAATGAGAAATGATAGAAAAACAGAAATTGAAAACGCAAGAGCGGTTCAAGAGATTGAGAACATAGAAAAACAAAGCGAAACAAGAAAGGAACGAAGATCAAAGGTAAAAAAGAAAAAAATAATTGACAAACGAATTTAATATGTTATAATATACACATTACTAATTCAATATGGAGTTATTATGAAATTAAGTGAAGAAACCCTTGCGGTTCTTAAAAACTTTTCTGCCATTAATAATGGTATCTTTTTTGAGCAAGGTAAAACAATCAAAACAGTATCGCCACAAAAGTCGATACTAGTAGATGCAACGGTAGAAGAAGAATTTCCTTCTGATTTCGGTATCTACGACCTCAACAAATTTCTAGGTGCTCATTCTTTATTTGAGAGTCCTGAAATTTCATTTGAGGACAAATATCTAACTCTCACAAGTGACAAAACACAAGTAAATTATTCTTATTGTGATATAAGTTCAGTTGTGAGACCACCTAACAAAGAGGTAGCATTGCCTTCTGTAGATGTGACATTCAAGATGTCAAACACCGTGTATGATTCGGTAGTCAAGGCGGCACTTGTTCTGGGCGTGCCAGAGATTGCAATTGTTGGTGACAGTTCTCGTATCAAACTTGTTGCAAGTGAAAGCAAAAACACTATGAGTAACAAGTTCAGTTATGATATCGATGAAACTGATAAAACATTTTCTATGATTTTCAAGGTAGAAAATTTCAGTAAATTGATGAGTAGAAATTATATTGTATCTGTTTCTGCTCGTGGTCTTTCCAAATTTGAATCTGATGACGGTAAATTAACATATTATGTAGCAATTGAACCAAACTCAAATTTTGAGGGTTAATGCAAAATCGTGAATCATTTCTTTGGGTTGAAAAATATCGGCCTAAAGAAATTTCGGAATGTATCCTACCAGACCATATTAAGCAAACATTTGAGGGTATCAAATCTCAAGGTCGTATTCCTAATCTCATTCTCAATGGCGGTCCAGGTACTGGTAAAACTACTATTGCCAAAGCACTTTGTAATGAGGTTGGGTGTGATTATTTGTTTATTAATGGATCTGAAGAATCAGGTATTGATGTTCTGCGAACTAAAATTCGTGGTTATGCTTCTACTATGAGTTTTGATGGTGGTAGTAAAGTCGTAATACTTGATGAAGCAGATTATCTCAATCCACAATCTACACAACCTGCTTTGAGAGCCTTTATTGAAGAGTTTGAGAAGCATTGTACTTTTATTTTTACGTGTAATTATTCAAATCGTATTATATCACCATTGCATTCAAGATGTCAGGTCATTGACTTCAAGGTTGTTGCTGATGACAAGCAACGAATGGCTGGTGCATTTATGAAACGTGTTGGATATATATTAGACGAAGAGAAGATAGAGTACGATAAAAAGGTAGTTGCTGAAGTTATTATGAAACATTTTCCTGATAACAGGAGAGTGCTAAATGAACTTCAGAAATACTCATCATCTGGTAAAATTGATGCTGGTATTCTCTCTCAGGTTGCCGAAGTCAATCTTAAAGAATTGATGTGGGCACTCAAAGAGAAAAAGTTTAATGATGTTCGTAAATGGGTTGCAGATAATGTTGATAATGATCCACAGAAAATCTTTCGCAAGATCTATGATGTTGCTTCCGAGTATGTCCAACAATCTTCAATTCCGCAATTAATATTAATACTGGCAGACTATCAATATAAATCTGCATTTGCGGCCGATCAAGAATTAAATCTAGTGGCTTGTCTTACAGAAGTTATGGTAGAATGTCAGTTCAATTAAGGAACTAAATGTTTAAGCAATCAATACTTGCTATGGCTTTGGTGATAGGTATTGGTTATGGATGCACTCAAAAACCTGAAGAAATCAAACCTGCAGATAATGCTACGGTTTCTTTACCTCAAAAACAATTTGGTTGGCCGGAAGAACGAAAGCAATACTGGGTATCAGTATATTTTTCAAAGATGTCTTGGGATCCAAACATTAGAGCAAGAATGTTACCGGAGACCCTTTTTAAGGTTGTTGTATGTATCGTAGAAACTATGGAGCAAAGATATGATATTGAAACTTGGGAAAAATCTATAACCCTAGAAAATGCCGCCCAACACTATAAACAAGAGTTGTGGCAAGTATCTTATAATTGTTCAGTACAAGGTTTTCAAGAACAACAAAAAAGATTAATGGAACAACCAACTCTACAAAATATGATGTAAAATGAATTTTCATGAATTGATTGATGAGGCAGAGAAATCTTATCAAACGAATAAAGATTTCTCTGCCTTTAGAGATGATGATTTTTATTGGTTCATAAGAGAAGGTGGTGATTTAGATTTTGTGAATCTTAAATATGCTTTTGATCATGATTCTAGATTTTTTTCTCAATTAATATCTGTAAAAAAATCTTTATTTGGATACTCAAACAAACAAGATTATCGTCTTATTGATAGAGATGATAGTAGAGATATATTAAATTCAACATTCATTTTTTCAGATAATAAATCACATAAAAATATAGTAGAGATAGGTTCTGCATGGGGAAATGTTTATTGATTGGTGCATGATCTTGTAGAACATGAGAAATGGATTTCAATTGATTTACCTTGTGTTTTAGATTTACAAAAATGGTATTTAAGTAATGAAATTTCTGATATAGATAAACTTGACTTTCAATCTGCACATAATTATAATGTGCCTGACAATATAGATTTAGTGATTGCAACCCATAGTTTAAGTCAGGTAACAGATGAGAGTTTTGATTTATATTATAATAAAATATTATCAAAAGCAAAATACATTTTCTATGCTACAAATCCTTGGTACATGGGTACTATGCCTCATACATTTTTAGCAGAAGCAATTTTGACAGACAGAGAGAAACAAATTGAAAAACAATTTGATGTAATCAAAAATTATGATATCGAAAGAATAACGACAAAAATGTATAGGAATAAAAATGACGCCATTTGATTTTCTGAATGAAATAAATCAAGGTAAAAAAGACCTGATGGTTGATGATATTGATCAGCAGGTTGAAAAACAATATAATCCTTTCATTATTAATCGTGGTCTATCGTATTTTCTTGACACTATTATGGATGCAAATGAGATGAATATTCGGCATCACCTTGACAAGAAACTACAAAACGCCTACTTACTAAATATCATAAGGAAGAAGAAACGATTCTCTAAATGGTACAAAGCAGAAAAATCTGAATTATTAGAAATCGTTATGGAATTTTATGGTTATAGTATTAAACGAGCAAAAGAAGTTTTACCCTTATTGACAACCGAAGATATAGAACAGATGAAGATAGTTTTAGATAAGGGCGGAATGAAAGGAGTGAAATGACTTATGGTGTTGACCAAATGATAGAGGTCACTATAAAGGAATCGGATGACTTCCTTAAAATCAAAGAAACACTAACACGTATTGGTGTCGCATCACGCAAAGACAAGACATTATATCAGTCTTGTCATATTCTACACAAACAACAGAAATATTATATTGTGCATTTCAAGGAATTGTTTGCACTAGATGGTAAGCCTACAAATTTTTCAGAGAATGATATTGCAAGAAGAAATACAATCACAAATCTTTTAGCAGAATGGGAATTGCTTACAATAGTTGAACCAGAAAAAACAAAAGATCCTGTTGTATCTCTCAATCAATTAAAAATACTTTCATTTTCAGAGAAAGAAGAGTGGATACTTACTCCCAAATATAACATTGGTAAAAAAACATAATGAGCATTGTAAAAATTCAACAGAAACTAGGAGTATTCTGTTTACATGATGATATTGAGATTCCATCATTGGCAACAGAAAAATCCGCATGTTTTGACCTTAAAGCATATCTTAAAAAAGATGCAAAACTTTTAGCATTCAATCAATATAATCACAAAAAAGAAGTTACACTCAAAGGTGATCATCTTGAAATGATACCTA